CCGCAGCCAGACCGCTGATCCACACGTTGTACGAACCAGAAGTGCCTCCGTACACATTTAAGACCAGCACGTCTTTAACGCCAATTATTGAATTGGTCAGAGTAAACGTCACGTTGGTCGTAGCCGCCAACGCCGCGTTGTTCATGGTAATTTGACCGCAAGACTTGTCTAGCGTCACGCCAGTAGACTTGCTGGTGAGCTGCGTGACCGCTCCCTGAGCGTCGGTCGAGTAGCCAAGCTGACCGCCAGCCAAGACAAAATCAGAACCGATGATGTTCTGATCCTCGAAAGCAACGCCGATTGGTTTGGTGCTGGTGGTCATGGTTACGATCCCATCCATGAGGTTGTAATTCCGCCCGCAGAGTACCCTCTTCTAGGCCCCCGGTCAACGTACTCCCGGTGCGCCACAGGGAACGCAAACGTGACAGCAATGGCGTCCGCCGCGTCGGGCGACGCCAACCCCCGCGCCTTCATGTCCTTCTTGCTCTCCAAGAAGATGGTACCCTTGCTGTCCGGCTTCATCATGGGGCCGATCAAGTCACTCTTGAGGTAGCGGTCCTTGGGCAGGCTGGCCGTCTTGAGCCATGTCCGCAGCTCGCCCCACATCTCCGCTCGCTTGTTGCCCCACATGAGCGGGTTCTTGCTCTTGGACCCGAAGTTGACACCCCTGATCTTGTACCGCTGTTCCTTGAGCCGGTCCACGACGCCCGCCCCCAGCCCGCCCTCGTCCACGACCACCAGCGCGGGCTTGTACTCCTCGATGGCCTCGATCACGCGGCCCACGACTTCCATCGTGTCGTCGCCCCGGTACTTCTTAATGGCGATGATGTCCCGGCCTTGCCGCACGGCGATGACCGTCGAGTCCGCCCCAAACCGCGCCGGGTCCACGCCGATGACGATGGGTGCCGACTGATCCTTCCACTTGACGCGGTCCATTGCCTCGTCAACCAAGTGGCTGCCAATGAACTGATCGTCTGACGCACTGGGAAACTGCCCGTACACCTCAACGTAGGCCTGGTTGCTGTCCGCCCCGTACTCGTCAATGATCTGCTGGTAGACCGCCTTGTCCGTTCCCTCGACCGACCGGGCGTCCACAATCTTGTTGCGCCAAAAGTCCCGTTTGCCGTTAAAGCACTCGTAGAAGTACCCGCTGTTGCGGCGCGGGTTGCTGAACGCCATCCAAAACCTGTTGGGTGTGTTTTCCGTGAAGAACCCCGCCGCCACCGACCAGATGCTGTCCTCGATGCCGCTGGCCTCATCAAACACCAGCATCACGCCTTGGAAGTTGTGCACCCCCGCGTAGGCGTCCGGATTCTCCGCGCTCCACAACCGTCCCTCCGCGCCCCAATAGCGCGTGCCCATCTTCAGATCCTTTTCCACGATCTCCGTCAGCCACTTGGCCGGAGCCACGCGGGTAGCGCTGATTTCAAACCAGTGGCTGTTCAAGCTCATGGACAGCCACTTGGTTATCTCCGCCCACGTCACCGACCTGAGCTGCGCTTCCGAGTTGGCCGACACGATGGTGGTGGACCCGATGCGCGTCGATAGCATCCAGATCACCAGCCAAGACACCAGCGCCGACTTGCCGATGCCGCGCCCCGAGCTGGTCGCCATCCTGAGCGTGTCGAAGTCAATCTTGCCGTTGTTCTGCTCTATATGCTGCGCCAGCTCATGCAGCACCTCGCGCTGCCATTTGCGCGGGCCAGCAAAGTCCTCAAGAGGCGTCCCCTTCTGCCCCCACGGGAACGCGTACAGCACGAACTTTAACGGATCGTTCTTCAGCGCGGGCGTCCATAACCGCGCCATCACCTCCATCTCGTCCTGAGCCGAATAGATTGGTGTTTGCACGGTCTGTGTCCTCTAATTGTCCTACGACAGTAAACGCCCCCTCCAGCACCCGCTGCTGGGCCATTTCCAAGGCGTGCTTGACCGAGATGGTCTGGTCGATGTTGATGTCCAACGCCGTCTTGGCCGTCCATCCATGCGCGTGCTTCAAGATCTCCAGCGCCGCTTTGGCGTCGCCCGCCCGCGCCGCGTCATGCAGTATGCCAGAGATCTCCATCTCGCCGTCAGCGCGTCCCTTCTGTTCCGCCATCTCCGTCAGCGGATCAAACTCGCAGAGCTGCCGATACTCAGACGGACGCATCCCAGCAGCCAACGCCAGCGTGTCACCCTTCAGGCCATTACGCGCCGCCCAATAGATTGCGTCAAGCCGCGCCTCAGTTGCCTGAAGTTTGCGCGTGTCGTGTGGAAGCGTGTGCCATGTCATGTAAGACATTTTATATTTAAAAAAAATTGTTTGCAATCCCTCCGTGACCGTGACCGGGCGGCGGCAGGCCCTACCCCCCCCCTAGCAACATGACCATGGCAATAGCTACATGGCCTAGGCAATAACAACACAAGCAAGGCAATAGCTACATGACCTAGGCAATAGAGCCTGGGGCTTAGGCGTTTTAGGCTAGTAGCAAGCAAGTCAGTCAGCACGTTGTGCGCGCCTAGTGGCGGTATGGCATTAGGCGTTTTAGGCTATCATGCGCCTATAGCCTAATGCGCCTAATGCGCCTATGCCATGCGCCGGTGTGCGCTCGTCTTCTACATAGTCACTTGGTTAAGCCATCAATAGTCACGCATTTTGGCAATAAAGCGCCAGAGAACCGGGGGAAAATATCTGTTAGGCCTTTTAGGCTAGTTTCGCGGGACACGTCACAGCTCCACACAGCCTATACTACATATTATATATGTATAATTATAAAGTTCATTAAGTCATATAATCAAAATAGCCTAAATAGCCAAACACCCCGCAATCCCTAGGCAATTCGCACGCCTAATGACGCGACTAAAACCGACCAAACACTAGCCTAAAAACTTTTTTCGCCTTTTTTTGCGTTTGGCACTTTACATTGCCAAAGAATCCTTTACAGTGATTTGTATCGAAACGGCGCAAACGAGCGCCACAAACCAGGAGACGCAAAATGAACAACGGCATTACAATCCTCACCACATTTGACGGCCAGATGTTAATGGTAGAGCCCGTCATTAATCCTGCGCTTGATAGGCGCGCGTTTCGCCGCGTGGGCAACGCTTACGAATGGGCGCACTTGTCCGACGTTGAGGCTAACGGCGCGCGCGCACGCTTCTATGGATGGGCGTCCAAAGAACTGCCTGAAAGCATGACTTGCGCCTAACAGGTCGAAACGGGCGCAAGCCCGTCACGGCGTCACGCGCCGTCTGATGAGACCAACAACAAGGAATCGAACATGCACTACGCACACGATCATCTGCTTGATTTGGCAAAAGCCGAATTCGACGCGCGCGATGCGCTGGCGGAATTGTTTATCGCCATCGCGCAGATCACGCCCGCGCAGGCGTCCGACCTGGTCGACTTTTACATTCGCAAGAAACTGGTCAAGTTCGACCGCGCAATGCGTCGCTACACCGTCAAGCACGGTTCTTATCTTGACCGTGACTTTATCGATCACTACGCCGCGCACGGCGCGTTCTGACCCGCGTCATGGGGCTTGCTAATGCAAGCCCCATACTGTAAAAGAATCTTGTACACCACAAAAAACAAAGGACAATCACTATGCCTGCGAACACCAAAACGATCGATAATTCCATCTTCTGGCAAGAGCACGTCCGCGACACGACGCGCGATCCGGCCCAGCGCGCGCGCTGCAACGCCGCCATCGAAAAGTTGATGGAGGAACGCCGCGAATTGGTCCGCTATCATGAGGAACGCGAGTTAGACGCTGGTGCCCGTGAGCATCGCAACTGGTACGACACCAGCGCCGAGTTGCTCTAGTGCGCGTGACGCCCATTCGTCCCATCGCACCCACGGCGCGCCACCCGACGCGTCGGCCCCCGCTCCCCACGCAACCGAAAGGCCCTGCAAATGATCGCGATAATCGAAGCCCTGCTAACCATCGTAAGCCTAGCAATAGCCGGTGCTCTTCTGGCAATGGCGTTTATATAGATCTGGAGGTCTGACCATGACAAAACAAATTCGCACATATGACGACATGGAAGGTTTCTATGCCGATCATAAAATCTACCCTCACCTCGCCGGACTGGACCGCTACAGGCGCAACCCCGACGCCGACCGACGCGCGTACGGTCAGGCCGTCCTGAGCGCCATACGCGCCTTGCAGGCCCGCGAACTAGCGCGGGAGCTACCATCGCACCCGTGCCCATGCGCGTCCGGCGTGTGGGCGAGCGATGGGCAAGAGATCCTGCGCGCGGTGCGCGCTCAGAACAGGAGGGCGTAACGTGACCACAACCGAAATCCACCCCGACGCAACTCGGACGGTCTCGTATTTTAACCGTGTGTTAGGCCACTACGCCGCCGTCCGCTACAAGCGCACCGGCTCTAGAGCCTGGAGGTGCGTGACCGTCCTGGGCGCGCTGGGCTACGCTAGGAACGAGGCGGACGCCCGGCGCTGGCTGATGGAGATGGTGCCATGACGGACTATTA